TGGCGATATTATTATAACGCATCACAATGTGTTTAGAAGATGGTTAAACGCTAAAGGAGTAGAAAAGAACAGTAGAAGTTATTTCAACGAAAATACTTATCTTATAAAGCCAGATCAAATATTTTTATACAAAAGAAATAACAAATGGCTTGCTACAGACGGTTATTGCTTTGTGCAACCAATTAAAAATAGAGACAAACTAAAACAAGGCGAAGAAGAAAAATGTATAGGTATAGTTAAATACACTGATGGTGTCAACAAAATTAGTGAGCTAGTAGGATTTACACCTTTTTCAGAGTACGAGTTTATTATAGACGGAAAACGTTTGTATAGAGTTATGAATAAATTTATTACAATTAAATATGAATATCAAGGAGACGAAGAAGCTTATAATCCAAGCTGGGCAAAGAGCAGTTGAAGAGCTAATAAACGTTGCTAAAGAAAAAATTATTACAAACACTGAAGATGACGTTAGTGCTGATAGACTTAAAAATGCCGCAGCTACTAAAAAACTAGCAATATTTGACGCATTTGAAATACTTAACAGAATACAAGAAGAAGAAAACCTGCTTGAGGGCAAGACACCTGAAAAGACAGAGAAAAAAGCTTTTAAAGGATTCGCAGAAGGCAGATCTAAGTAATGTACAATCAAAGTTTAGTTAAGGTTGTAGAACCTACAAAGAAAACAACAATCACACGGATGAACCGTGGCAAAAAATGGAAATATGGATACAATAAAGAACATGATATTATCGTTATATCAAAAACTGGTAAAATTGGGGAAATACTTGAAATACAAAATTTGCGTATCGGCTTGCCGTTGGAACCAGTGCAAGTGCACATGCACAAATCCTCTAGATGGCAAAAAATAGATTATCCAAAAGAACTAGGTAAGCTTAAAAACATATTTGATTGGAGGTCGTACCCTGAAGAGCAAAAAGAAAAATGGTTTGATTATATAGACGAAGAGTTCAAACGTAGAGACGAAGGGTTTTGGTTCATGAACAATAACAAACCTACTTACATAACAGGTAGTCACTACATGTATCTACAATGGAGTAAAATAGATGTAGGTGCTCCAGACTTTAGAGAAGCAAATAGACTGTTCTTTATATTCTGGGAAGCTTGTAAAGCTGATAATAGATGCTACGGCATGTGTTATCTTAAAAACAGACGTAGTGGATTTTCTTTTATGTCTTCAGCTGAAACAGTTAATTTAGCTACAATATCAAGTGATAGTAGATATGGTATATTATCAAAAAGCGGATCAGATGCTAAAAAAATGTTTACAGACAAAGTTGTGCCGATATCGGTCAACTATCCTTTCTTTTTTAAACCGATACAAGATGGTATGGATAGACCTAAGTCTGAGCTTGCTTACCGTGTACCTGCGAGTAAGTTCACGCGTAAAAAAATTACTGCTAACGAAAAGCAGGAAGACTTGGTTGGACTTGATACTACTATTGATTGGAAAAACACAGGTGATAATAGCTATGATGGAGAAAAGCTTAACTTACTAGTACACGACGAAAGTGGTAAATGGGAAAGACCTGATAATATATTAAACAACTGGAGAGTTACAAAAACTTGTTTAAGGTTAGGTGCTAGAGTTGTAGGCAAATGCATGATGGGCTCAACATCTAATGCTTTGGACAAAGGAGGTAATAACTTTAAAAAACTGTACTATGACTCAGATGTTACTAAACGAAACCGTAATGGACAGACAAAGTCTGGTTTATATTCTCTCTTTATCCCAATGGAATGGAACTACGAAGGATTTATTGATGAGTACGGAAATCCAGTTTTTAATAACCCAGATAATGATGTCTACGGACCAGATGGCGAACTAATAGACTATGGTATTATAGATCACTGGAATAACGAAGCAGAAGGATTAAAAAACGACCAGGATAGTTTAAATGAATTTTATAGACAGTTTCCACGTACGGAAGAACACGCGTTTAGAGACGAGGCTAAAAACAGTATATTTAATCTAGTAAAAATATACGAGCAAATAGATTACAACGAAGGTATTGGCGCGCAAGGTAATATAAGCAAAGGAAACTTTCAATGGGTTAATGGAGTTAAAGATACGCAAGTAATATTTTATCCAGATCCAAAAGGTAGATTTAACATAAGCTGGGTGCCACCAAGTCACTTGCAAAATAGAATAATAGTTAAAAACGGTATTAAATACCCAGCTAACGAGCACATGGGTGCTTTCGGTTGTGACAGCTACGATATATCAGGAACAGTAGACGGTAGAGGCTCTAACGGTGCTTTACACGGCGTAACTAAGTTTAGCATGGAAGACGCGCCACCTAATCATATTTTTTTAGAATATATAGCTAGACCGCAAACTGCTGAAATATTTTTTGAAGACGTATTAATGGCTTGTGTGTTTTATGGTATGCCGATATTAGCAGAGAACAACAAACCTAGATTACTGTATCATTTACGTAGAAGAGGTTATAGAGGCTTTAGCATGAACAGGCCGGATAAGATATGGAATAAGTTATCTGTTACAGAAAAAGAAATAGGCGGTATACCAAACTCTAGTGAAGACATAAAGCAAGCGCACGCTGCTGCAGTTGAAATGTACATACAGCAATACGTAGGTAGTTTAGGAGATGGTAATTACGGTAACGTGTATTTTAATAGAACATTAAATGATTGGGCTAAGTTTGATATAAACAAAAGAACTAAGTTTGACGCTACAATAAGTAGTGGGTTAGCTATAATGGCTTGCAATAGACATTTATATAGGCCTAACGCTAAAATAGAAAAATCAAAATTAAATATAAGTATTGCTAGATACAATAACAAGGGTAATACTTCAAAGATAATAAAGAATTAATATGAGACAATTTCCAAGTCAAGTAGTAAGCGACGTAGAAAAATTAAGTTATGATTATGGGCTTAAAATAGGACAAGCTATAGAGGCTGAGTGGTTTGATAAAGAAAATTACTCTAATAGATATATACATAATAGAAATAGTTTTCATAATTTAAGATTATACGCTAGAGGCGAACAACCTATACAAAAATATAAAGATGAGCTGTCTATAAATGGCGATTTAAGTTATTTAAACCTAGACTGGAAGCCAGTGCCTATTATACCTAAGTTTGTTGATATAGTTGTTAACGGTATAGCTGAAAGATTATATGATATAAGAGTTTTTACACAAGATCCATTTGGAGTAAGTCAAAGAACTATGTACATGGATAGCATGATGGAAGACATGAGATCTAAAGAAGTTAAAGAGTATGTAAAGGAAACGTTTGGCTTAGACTTGTTTAAAAACGATCCAATGCTTTTACCAGACTCGCAAGAAGAATTAGATCTGCACATGCAGCTAAACTATAAGCAAGCTATAGAAATAGCCGAAGAACAAGCTATAGAAACCTTGCTAAAAGGTAATAGATATGATTTAATAAAGAAAAGATTTTATTATGATTTAACTGTCTTAGGTATTGGTTGTGTTAAAACATCTTTTAACACTTCAGAAGGTGTTACAATTAACTATGTTGATCCTGCTAACCTAGTGTACTCTCACACTGAGTCACCTTATTTTGAAGATATATATTATTGTGGAGAAGTCAAAACAGTTCCTATAAATGAACTTGTTAAAGAGTTTCCACATTTAGAAGAAAAAGATTTAGAAGATATAACTAATTACGGTAACGCTGGGTACGGATTATACGATAATAACAAGTATAGAGAAGACGATAACGATAGAAATAAAGTTAGAGTATTGTATTTTGACTACAAGACTTATATGAGTGAAGTTTATAAGTTAAAGCAAACAGCAAGTGGCGGTGAAAAAGCTATATCAAAAGATGATACTTTTAATCCGGAAGAAAACGAAAACTTTACTAAAGAAAGCAGAAAGCTAGAAGTTTTATATGAAGGCGCTTTAGTTTTAGGTACTAAAAAATTACTTAAATGGGAAATGGCTAAAAACATGATGCGTCCTAAAAGTGATTTTACTAAAGTTAAAATGAACTATAATATAGTAGCGCCAAGAATATACGAAGGACGTATAGAATCTTTGGTAAGTAGAATAACTGGGTTTGCAGATATGATACAGTTAACTCATTTAAAACTACAGCAAGTAATGTCACGTATGACACCTGATGGTGTTTATTTAGATGCTGACGGTTTAGCTGAGATAGATTTAGGTAATGGTACTAACTATAACCCACAAGAAGCTTTAAACATGTTCTTCCAAACTGGTAGTATTATAGGTAGATCTATGACTTCCGAAGGAGATATGAATCCTGGTAAAGTACCAATACAAGAAATAACAACTAACTCTGGTAGTGGTAAATTACAAGCTCTTG